ATGAAAACCGAGAAAAACGGGGAAATGCGGCTCGCTTGGAGCTATATTCGCTTCAGTTCTCCGAAGCAGGAGCACGGAACTTCACTGGAGCGCCAGCTGACAGCCACCCGAGAATTCTGCAAGCATCATAAGCTTTTCCTGGACGAGAAGAAATCCATTAACGATTTGGGTCTGTCCGGCTACAAGGGCAAGAATGCAGCCATCGGCAATCTTAAAATCTTCCTGGACGCGCTTCACGCTCACAAAGTACCATGCGGCCTTGTTTTGGTAATTGAAGCCCTCGACCGGCTCACGAGAGATTCGATTGTCGAAGCCACGCACTTGCTCACCGACATCTTGAGGCACGGAGTGGACATCGGGCTAGTGACCGAGGGCAAAATCTTCTCGTTGGACTACGTCAATAAAAACCCGTTTGAGTTGCTGGTTGCCACAACGTATTTGATTCGCGGTGGAGACGAGAGCAGGCGCAAAAGCGGACTGACGACTAAAAACTGGCAAATCAAAATGGGCTACGTTGCCAGGGAAAAGCGCCCAACTCCGCTTAATCCTCCATGCTGGATTAAATACATTGACCACGGCCCAGGCAAGATTGGGGAATGGGCGGTGGACAAGAAAAAGGCTAAGCTAGTCCAGAAGCTTTTCGCTGACTACCTTGCAACCAGTCAAGGTATCTGGCAGCTCACGCACCGGATGAATGAGCAAGGTGTACCAGTCATAACCAAACGAGCCACGCCTGACTCCAAATGGCACAGAATCACGATGCACCGCCTATTGACCGACAAGGCCACGATTGGCACCTACGTCAATTTAGAGCCACCAGTGGAGGGGTATTTTCCACCCATCATCTCGGAAAAGGATTTTTATGCGGTACAGGCGAAATTGAAGAGCCGCATACGTGCTAGAGGACGAAGCAACCTGAAGGACATCAACCTATTCAAGGGAATAGCCAAGTGCAGCAAGTGCGGGGCTACGATGACACGGATTACACGCACACGTAAAGGAGTGCTGGAGTACCGCTATCTGTATTGCCACGGCTCCATTTTGGGCTTATGCAAGCCGGCCAGACGGGTGGACTTGACGAAGTTCGAGAACGCGTTTATGCGGTACACCTTTGGTAGCAAAACGGCCAAAGTATTCTTTGCAGAAAAAGAAGCAGAGGATGCAGTGGAGGTAACATTGCCAAGGGAGATTGCAGCGGTTGACGGACAGTTGCTGGATAGAACAACTAGGCGTGATAGGCTACTGGAGTCTATTGAGGGTGGAGGCGATAATCCAAAGGTTGTCATGGATCGCATTCGGCAGCTAGAGGACGACATGGTTCAGCTACGCTCAAAAAAGGACAGCCTGCTAGGAGAGCTAAACAACAAGTCCAGCTTTGAAGCTGACTTTGTGAAGTTCTATACATCGAGGCCGGTGCTGACCAAACTGGACAGCCCAGACCGGCTAAGGTTGCGGGAGCTGATACGACGGTTTGTGGTAAAAATGACGGTGGGTGCGTTTGAGAACAAAGCAACTTTCGAGACGATTGCGGGAAAAAACCGAGAAATGACATGGTGAGATTATGAATAAATTCATTCGAGACTTGGCGGCAGCGTGCCTGGTTGGCTGGTTGCTGGGCACAGCCATCCGCATTTTGATTGAGTGGAAGCGCAACAAAAGGCACAATTAACCTATGAAAAAGAACAAATATGTACTGACACCCAGGAACGAGAATCAGGAGATGAATTGCAGGGTGAAGATGACTGGCTACGAAAAGGAAGCACGCACGGTTGCTAGCACAATGGCAGGTGCGATTCAGGCTGCTTTGCTAATGCAGGGCACCGTTACGGTTGGCATACAGACCGAGAGCGAAGCGCTACGCGGAGAGTGCAAGCTGTTTGCCACGTGGGATTCCAAGTTCATTGACGAACGCTAAGGCACCCCTAGCTCAGGCAGTGTCTTCAGTCCCAGGATATGTGCCACAAACCCCGTACGAGCATAAAATGCACGGCTAGTTGAACCATGACCCGCTCCCTTTGTTCTAGGCTGTACCAGCTTACCCATCGAGCCAGTGAGGCAATGGAAGCCGTGGTTACGGATACACTCACGCGTCTCTTCGTAATCCTTTCGCACTTGGTTGTAAACGTGTGCATTTCCAATGTCAAAGGTAGCTACCCGATAAAGCACCGTATGCTCCTCAGCTTGACTCTCGAAGATTCGGGCACAGACCACCGCTTTACGCAGTTTGGATAGCAGGTGGCTTTCCTCGATCATCGTGATCGCCATTGTCTCCTTAACTTGTAGCTCGCCGTGCATCCGCTTTAGAGGCACCAGCTTTAACTCCCACGAACCAAAATTAGGACTCTGTGCTGAGTTTATCGGCAGCTCCAGATACCTTTCCAACACGTGACCAGCCCACCCCTTGTTTTTCTTATCGCCTTTCCACACAGTTACGTGGAATTTATCGGCTAGTGCGCGGAGATCCACGCCTTCAAGTTTACGCAGCTCTAGTACGGCTTGTTCTCGTTCCATATATTACAGTAGCTCCTTTGGCTTGTTGAATTCAGCATCCACCCGCTTCTTCGCCAGCTCAAAATGCTTTTCATCTAGCTCAATACCAACGCAGCGCCGGCCAGTTTTAATGCAGGCTATGGCAGTTGTACCACCACCAAGGAATGGATCTAGTACCAAGTCGTTTTCGTTGGTTGAAGCCAGTATGCAGCGTTCCACCAGTGCCAGCGGTTTTTGCGTGGGATGTTTGCCAAAGCTTTTCTCATCTTTGCCAGGTGAAGTCATCCTCCAGACCGTCTTCATCTGTTTTCCGGTGATTGCCTTCATCGCTTTGTAATTGAACAAATGTTTAGATTTCAGACCACGAGAAGCCCACAAAATCGTCTCAGTGCTGTGGGTAAAATATCGGCAGGAAAGGTTTGGAGGGGGATTTGGCTTTTCCCAGCTGATGTCGTTGAGAAGTTTGAATCCGAGTTGCTGGAGGCCAAAACCAATATCGTGAATCACGTGCAGCGTGCCCGTAATCCAAATCGTGCCGTTTGGCTTGAGAACCCGCTGGCACCTCTTCAGCCACTCCAGGTTAAACTCGTGGTTCAGCTCCGGCCCCTTGGATTTGTCCCAGTCGCCTTTATGGACTTTGACCATCTTCCCAGCGTGGCAGGTAATGCCACCATTGCTGAGGAAATACGGGGGATCGGCCCACACGCAATCGAAGCGCTCAGGCTCCATTGCGTCCAGTAGCTCCAGGCAGTTGCCCTGAAGCAATTCGATGTCTGACTTTTGCAAGCGTGCAGAATACGAAACCGAGGGGAAGCGATCAAGCGAGCAGATCAGGACAACATCAGGCGTTCCTGGATTGACGGCCTGCACCATTTGCGGAGTTTATTCAGTGCAGCCTCTTCAATTTGGCGCACACGCTCACGAGTGACATTCTTCACTTTCTTGTACTGTACCTTACCTTTGTAGCTTGGATTGAGTTTCATGCTCAGCTCGTCTAACGTCATCCCAGCCATCCTGCCGTTGATAACCTGTTTCTCAGCTGGGTTTAGCTTGCTAAACGCTCTATCGTACAGCTCTTGTTGCTCTTTCTGCTCCAGACTTTGGGAAGGGGAATCGCTCTCATCAGCTAGTACAGAGTGCAGCGTTGCGGGTTGATTGTCTTTGTCCTCCAGCTCAAAATCCAACGATAGGAATAAATGACGTTGCTTCTTGGCCTTCCAGTCTCTTTGTAGTTTCCTAATAGGAATATGAATAAGCGGCTGTTTGGCCTTGCATAGTAATATACGTTGCATTACCCAATCATAAGCATAGGTGGAGAACCTGCGCTTTCTATCCCACTTTTTATTCTCAGGGTTAAACGCGTACCACAACCCCTCTAATCCCACGTTATACAAGTCTTGAAACAATGTTTGATCGCCGTGTGCATATGTTCCAGCCACGCTAATCACATACGGAGTATGATGCTCCAACACCTCATCAAAGCTGATGGGGTGCGTTCTTGGATTGCGTGGTTTTACTTCCATACCCTACGCCAACTGTCACCCGCCAACGAGCCATAAGCTGGCAGGTATCGCAGGAGGGATTGATAAACTTGCCATGAGTGCGGCAGTAGCCAGCCAAAGCCCTCTGATGCTCGCGGAGAAGACGAACACAGAGCAGGCGGTTGTGGCGTTGAATGGGTGTTTCAGTCATGACAGCAAAGCTAGTTCAGCCTGTAAGCGTAGTTTGCGAAGTTCAATCATGGCGTTTGCATTTGCCTTTGGCATTGAGGCCACCAGGAAGGGTCCACCTTTACGAACCATAGGCTTAGCAGGCCAGTTGTCGGATTTCTTGCCAGTTTTCTTTAGCCGCTTAGCTTCCCTGATAAGGTCCTCCCTAGCATGTTCTGAATAATAAAAAGGACCACCTTCATCCTCTTCACCCTCTTCCCAGAACTCGCTGAATACCAGCAAAGTCCCCTCCATTGGGCCTGCTTCATCCCACTCAACAATGTAGTACAGGTCATACCCGCAGCTTCCCTTGTAACCTAACTGTAGCTTGCCGTATTTGGCTTTTGGTGGACGGTCTTCGCACATAATCACGCTGTAGGTGCAGACACCTGTCATCACAATCTGGAATGCTTTGTACTGGGGGCACGTTATCAGCTGAGAAACACCCTGTTCAATCAGCTGTCGTTGCCGCTGTTCAAACGGTGTTAGCTTCGCCACCGCAGGCTTACGCTTTGGCTTCGCCAAACGTGCAGCTTGAAGCAAGCTCGCGGTTTTGTTCAGATTGAGTTGGTGGAAACGCTGGCTGTTCCAGCACGTCAGTTTCTTGTGTTAGTATGTTCATAAAATTAGTTTTTCCTTGCTAGTTGCGCTTTACGGCTGGCTTCCTTTTGTTCATCAGTCTTGCTATGTGCGTCATGCACACCGAATCTATCTTCAAAATCGCACTTCACATCAGACACGTGAGACCGCTTGATGCCCACGCGGTTTCCAATTTGCTCACAGGTGAGACCTTCACCGCGCACGTAGTTACGTAGGATGGTGTCTTTTATGCGCCTGGATGTTTCAAACGACATCTTCACCCCACCTTTGCTGGTGAACTCCTCATCCACCCAGTCGAGCAAGTCACGCATGGAGATCGCAGCCATCCTGAACGTCAGCTGTCGCAGGGATTCAACGCGCTCTTCCCCGTTAATGTCCGAGGCAACATCAATGGTGGAGCTAACCTCATCCCAGTTGAATTGGTCCACCGCTACGGGAGAGGCAGTCTCTCCCAGCTCGTGGAATTCCATCGCCACTTCAGGAGTACCACCAGCATGTTCACGGCGCTCTTTGCTGGGACGCACGCGGCAGCGGATTTCGGTGATTTTACCCAAGGCTTTCTCTAGCTCTGGGAACTGTAGTTGCTCTTTTTCGTTGGTTTTCATGGTTGGTTTCCTTTCTGATTAAAACACTGGATCTAGTTCATCCTTTTCGTACATCTTGCCGTTACGCTTCAAAATGCTCCGCTCCACTAGCTTATTGAGGATAGCAAACGCCTTACCACGCTTTACCTTCCACACGTTCTGAATGTAGCCATCATCTTCGCATAGGTCGCTAGCAGCCATAGGCTCATCTGGCAGTTGGTGCCATAGCTCAACAGCAGCAGCACGGAACTCAGCGGCCTCACGCTTAGCCTTATCGTCCTCACGCTTGACTGCATTGGTCTTAACCTTAGCCTCACGGCGTGCCTTAGGATCAGCCTGTACCTCCACTAAGTCAGTTGGCAGAGCTTCTACAGCTTCCCACGCAACTTTTCCTGGTACACGCTTGAGGAAGTGTTCTGATTGAGCTAGACGAGCTTCACGCTTAGTCCAGACCACACGGCTGAAGTTAGGATCAGCTTGAACCTTAGCCAAAACTGCAATAGCACGGTAAAAGTTGACAGCTGAGGTATCGCCCTTTTGCTGGTAAGCGGAGAACTTACCATCCTTAGCTTCAGCCTGCCCACGGTGCCCATTGTGCTCCACGAACATGACTATAACACCAGTTTTTACTTGTACCTGCTTCCACCCAGCCAACCACCGCTTTTGTTTCTCTTCATCAGTTGAAGCGCCGTAGTAGAATGCTCCCTTTGGATCGATAATCATTACATCAAGCTTGAACGCACGAATATGTTCGAGCGCTAATGCGAACTGCGGATCTTCCTCCTCTTGACCGTAATCTAGCTTGCGTGGAGGACGTGGAAGCTCACGGTCGCTAGCGATGAATACATTCTCATCTAGCAGCTGGAGAAGCTTAGCTTTCTCCTCATCAGTGCTAGCAGTTTCCTTTACTACCTGTTCAAATGCACCTTGAGCAGCTTGAGCTAAGTCACCAAAGTGATTCTCACGTTGCCAATACTCAACTCGCATAGGACGTACCGGAGTCAGCCCAATGAAGCTTTTGCCGATTGCCAAACAACCTATAATTCGGCTCATCAACACGCTTTTACCTTCACCGGTACCAGCCGTGAAGCTGACGCTATCCCCCTTGCGTAAGAACGCATCTGTTACAATCTTACCATCTTCATCAATGTCCTTACCAGTGAACATGATATCTGGATCTGTAGAAACCCTGTACTTCATTAAGTCGGACCACTTGTGAAAGCCGGCGGGCTTAGTTGTAGCCTCAACTTGGTCTAGCACTTCCTTCAGGGATTCAGCCGGAGCTACCACCTGAGCAACTACCTCGACTGATGCAGCAGGTTCAACCTCCAACGGCACTTCCTTAAAGTTCGATTTACAATAGCGTTCCATATAATCAGTTCCACCTTCCAGCATTACATCTAGCGTAAGTGATAGCTTCATGTCGCTAAGCGCCAGTAGCTCTTCCAGCCTCCACTCAGGAATAACCGGAATTATCCACTTAGCTTCAGCAGCAGCACTGTTTAACGCAGTAGCACGAGTAGTGACCGCTTTACGCAGGTTTTCTAGGTATAGCTCGCTCATGCTACCCTCCCAATGTTGCGGAACAAGTACACATGTCCCTGTTTGTTTGGTTTGCTTAGCATAAAAATTGAAGGGGTGGTAAGGCTGGCTTTGTTACCAGCTTGGCTCCCCATGGTGCTCGCGCTAACCCGCGCACGGCGGTTTGAAGTGACCTTAGCGGTAGGTAAAATTCTATCAGGTTTAGTTCTGATGGTACTATGCCTTATTGACTTTCTCATGGTACCATTCTATGCATCCGCGCAAAATTACAACCACACCTGGAAAAGATGGAGCTAGTAGAAGCTAAGCTAGGTGGTTAAGTACCGCATAGATATTGGCTATAACTATTTAGTTATAGAAGGAAAAATAAATCAAATTATTTTTTGTGGAGCGTGCTCAATTCCATTTCTACTACTCACGGTTCTATCGGGTTCGGCCTTGCTCCATAGGTGGGTTTCCGTGGTGCCCTCTGAAGACTACTCCCACGAACCGCACCTAATACGCCGGCTTTCTACGAACCGATAGACATCCGAGAGCAGGTAGTTAAAAAAAAGAATATGACCACTCAAATCACAAACACAGAAACGAAAATGAACCTCCAGGCCAAACCGGATCAGTTAGCTAAAAGCAGCATCTACGAACAAATCACAGAGAGAATCTGTGGAATGCTAGAAGCAGGTACCGCACCTTGGACGAAGACATGGAAGGTAAACAGAGGACTCCCGCGCAACCTAGTTTCCAAGCGTGAGTACAGGGGGATTAACACTTTCTTACTTCATGCTATGCAATACGAAAGCCCGTTTTGGTTGACGTATCGGCAGGCACACGCAGCAGGCGCTAACGTCCGCAAGGGTGAGAAAGCTTGCCCAGTGGTATTCTGGAAACAGGTTGAGGTGCAGGATAAGGAGTCCACCGACACCATCAAGATCCCATTTTTGAGGTTCTACTACGTGTTCAATGTTGCTCAGCTGGACGGACTGAAAGAAACCCCCACGGTGGAGCTACAGCACACTCCAGCAGCTCAGATTGTCGCAGGCTATGCCAATGCACCCCAAATCAAACACGGCATGGCAGCGGCCTTTTACGACCCCAATGCGGACACCGTAGGAATGCCTGACCAGGCACGCTTCAATTCCGAAGCTGACTATTTTGGTACACTCTTCCACGAGTTGACCCATTCGACAGGCAGCAAAAGCCGGCTGGACAGGTTGACTAGCACCAGCTTTGGCAGCGAGGAGTACTCCAAAGAAGAGTTAATCGCAGAAATGGGCTCAGCTTTCCTTTGCGGTGCAGCTGGACTTGAGAGGCACTTGGAGAACTCCGCAGCATATCTGGCAGGGTGGCTAAAGGCACTTAAGAATGACCCCAAGCTAATTGTTCAATCAGCAGCGCAGGTTCAAAAGGCTTCAGACTACATCCTAGGAGTGAAGCCGGAATAAGTTAGTTCACGAAGTCCACGGAGGCCTCAAAAACCTCCGTGGACTAACTACCCCTAAAACTGCAAAATAGCCAATGTTTATGCGGTTAGTATTCAGTCCATGGACTAAGTTCACGGCACTTTTAGAAAATCGTCAGTCCACTTCAATCTATAACGATTACAGAAACCGCATAAACATTGGCTCTAATTAAGTTCACGAAGTTCACGGACTACCGTTCACGGACTTAGTCCACGGGATAAATATATCCCCCTATATAAATATAGGGGGATATTTATATTTAACCCGTGGACAGTACCAGTCCATAACCGCCAATTAAAAATAAAAAAATAAAAATGACCTAGTGTGGTTGTATTCGACACCCCCACGACCTATGATGGATGTGAAAGGTAACCAAAACTATGAAATTACAAACCCCAAAAATGTCAGTCAACGGTTCACACCTGGACATCATCGCAGACCTACGCGGGATGATGACAGCCAGGCTTACGAAACTCAAAGCAGGCAAATCATCGGAGGACTCTGGCACAACCATGATGAACCTCATCCCACCGTTCACCACGAAATACGGAGCTAGGACAGCTAACGACGTGTTCTACAAAGAAAACGGACTGCTAGCCCGCACCATCTACAAAGACGTTTGCGCGAACGTCCACCGGACACCAATCAGCAAAGACGGCCCAGTCGTTGCAACGTGTGAAACCATCCAAGTGCCAACCGTAGTGGGATTAGACTAATTCTATGAATGCCAAACTTGCACCAGTTAGACCGGACGAAAATACGGCATTTGGCCGCGGATATTACGACCGGCTGGATGGATTTAGCGAAAAGTCAAACCCCTATGATGGACCGCAAGCTAGACAGCAATGGACATGGGGATGGGAAGCAGCTGACAAAAACGAGGAATCCTGCCAACCATTGGGACAGTTCCAGTCCCTACAAGTACTCGAATACAGATGATTAGCGAAGAACAATGCGATGAGTGCAAGCGTAACTACGCGATTGTAGATTACGACTACGACTACGCCTAGACAAATGGTTGGAGTACCAGCTGACGATGCCGACGGGGTAGCAGTAAAGCTCTGGTTTGGCTGCAATCAGTTCGAGCCGGAGGAAGCGTCAGAAGCCAAGCCTGTAAAAATGGAATTTGAGTAGTCCAGCCATACGCCACACGGGGACAGGTGGCGTACCGGTATGGAGCTATTATCAAAATTCATTTGTGGCGTTTTCGAGAGCGGAGGCGCAGAACAGGCAATCGCTTTCCCAATGGCGATGCAACATAATGCAGTGTGGGAATACATGTGCGGAGGCAATCCAGAGGCCAAGCCAGTTTCCGCAGGGTTTTTTCACCAGGAGGGAGGACAGGTTGACCTGGTAACTGGTAACTCTGAATCAATGGCGCATTACAACAATGGTGACCCATTGCCTAGCCGGCCAGCCCAGGATGGCGCGTTAATCCAGCAAATGCTCAACAGTGCAGCGCGTAATCGGTTTGACCTACGACTACAGTTATACCGCAACCTACCTAGCAGACCACCCCAAAAACGGCCAGCACCGCCTGAAATGTCAATGTCGTGAAATATTTTTTAGCTACAAAGCCCCTGTATTTACAGGGGCTTCTTTGTGTTATAGACGATTGTTAGTTGTAATTTTTCACGGATGCATAGAATGAAATATGAAAAATACACCTACTCCTACTAACCCGTCATCCTACTCCGTTAATCTTTACGCCGTCTGGCTACTAAACGGGAATAAAAACGACACCGATACAAAAATACTAGAAGTCGTTGAACCATTCAAAAGCGAAAGCGAAGCACGGGCTTACGGAGAAAAAGCGGTTTCTAATCAATTTTCCAAGGTAATAGACTTCACAGTTGGTCCAGCTTATTGACCCACCCCACGGCGGCAGGTGCCATCGTGGCGTGTTCGAGTCGCGCCCGCCGTGTCAGTGCCAAATCCCAGTAAGACGAGGCCACCATGAAAATGAAAACCTACAAATTAACGCTATACGAAGGCCAGGACTACGTTGCTGAAATCCCCTGGAATGACGACACGCCCAACGCTGGGAAAACTTTCAGAGCTGGAGATTTTATATCGCTATCTACGTTGCAACATATCGGTGTAGATGAGGACGCAGAATTAACCGCTAGACTAAACTAATATGATACCTACTACTGACTACAACTACTCACGAGGCTCCAACGCAGCAATGCGCAAACAGCCACGCACAGATAACCCATTCAAACAAGGCTCCGCAGCGTTCAACGCATGGAACGAAGGCTGGGATTCGTGGAATAATATCGACTGGGACGCCAGACGTAGGGAGTGCCGAGAGCAACTAGCAGCTGGAAACTGGCAGAGCTGGGTAGAGGAATCACATAACAAGGAGGCAGTATGACACTTAAAGAAATGCTAGGTGAGATGCAGGATGAGTTCCTACGCATAAAGAACGTAGCAGGACAGATTGGCAGTTATGATGAGGTTGTTGGTATCTGCGAACGCGCAATAAACCGTGCTGGAGATTGGAAAAAAGAGATAAGCGAGTCTGACTTTGTCATCACAAAACGCGGTCCAGTATCAGTAATATTCCCACAACAGAAAATAGACATTGTGATAGCTGCATCATTGCGCAGTCAACTGATTACGCACGGAGCAAGCAAGCTAGCCCCTTCAATAGAAACCTACATACCACTAGAGGAAGGCCATCTATGTAAGTTATCCAAAGATGAACTAATTGCGCTATACAAGTGGTTAATTTCTACTAGCTGCCCTATAGGACTAGCAGCGTGTGAGAAACTAATTGAAAAGCTTGAACTTGCGTTAAGTGCTGCCGAGTTAGGCTCCGCATTTCTCACAGGCCACGCAGGCATCAAGCCCACTCCCTCAGCTGCCCCAGTCAAACCATTCGACCCCGACGACCTATGACCCTAATCCTCGACATCGCCGCCGTAATCACCGCAGGAATCTGCACAGCAACCGCAGCTGACATCTACTTCTCCCAAGGTGGAGCAGTTGACAACTCAGTCCACGCAATCATTCCACTTGTGAAGGTGGAGCTACAAGCCAACGAAGACGCAAAGGCGCTTGGTTGGAAGCCCATTTACCTGCAAAACGACTTCAACGTGCAGGTAGGCAACAACAGCTGGAGTCTAGCTGGCTTGCTGAAGATGGTGGAGGCGGGGATATGATAACAATCACAACTGGACAAGGCTCTACATGGGATGCCGAAGTTAACAAGTATCTAGCTGAATTTCCTTGGCACCAAATCTCAATGTTCATCCTTACATAGCATCTGGTTATAGCTCAGAGCCTATCTAATCGCTAGGATGCCCTAGGACGCATCAGGCTTAGGCAGGGTGTCAGCACACCACCACACACGCAATCGTTCAACAGCGCCCAGCCAGGCTTCCGCACGCAGGCAACAGGCACCCCGCCACCCCCATAAGGAATCTATTAAGGTGGTGATTTAGCAGGATACCCACCACATGAGCATTCGGGTTTTCTCGGAGACTTTTTGAAACTGAGTCCTGTCCCATTTAGCTATTTAGTTATATTTAGCCAGATATGGACGCTTCTATAGTGATTACTGGTTGATTTGGGCTTTTCTCAGGCGCTGACGGGGACAGGTGCGGTAAGGTATGAAGTCCCATCAAAAGTCCCATGCCGGCGAATCGCTGAGAGTTAAGCAAAAGAAGCAGCTAGCATCCCTTTGCGGATGCTCTACCAAGTCCCTGACCCGCTGGGAAAAGGAGCCTGATTTCCCGAAGAAGCACGCTGACGGCTGGGATGTTGACGAGGTAACAGAGTGGATGACGCTTAACGGCCAGCAGAAGGCAGCTACGGGAAGCTTACGCGACCAAAACCTACTGCTAAAGAACGAGCAACTTCGCTGGGAGATAGACCGTGACAAGGAGCTATACTTAAAAAAGGTGGATGTTCAACGCTGGCTAGGCGAAATGATTGGCGCATTTGAGACTAGCCTATTCTCAGCAGTCAACCGTATAGCAGCACAAGTAGCAGTTCAGGAGCCAGGCGCAGCTTCCACAACACTTCGTAAGGAGTTCAAGAAAGCCTTAGCCAAGTTATCCACCGAGCCGTGGATTGCAACCAAAGGAGCCAATGAGTCCACAGATAGCACCAGTAAGCAAGCTTAACCCGATTGAGCAATGGGCTAGGGAGTTCCTGAAGCCTGAAGATGACTTGCCTGTCCATCAGTGGGCAGCCAAGAACTTCATCATGGACGCATCCGGTCCCAAGGGCTTGGACTTCTACGACCCGCTGTTTGCCCCTTGGATGAATGAAATCCTGGACGGTTCAGCTGACCCTTTCATTAAGCGCATAACGGCAATGTGCTCAGCTCAAGGTGGAAAGACGGCAGCCGCCATCATAATGCTTGGACGGGCAATCGCTGAAGATCCCGGTCCAGTGCTTTGGTTAAGTTCCAAGGCAGACAGCCTGAAGCAGGACGTAAAGAGCCGTATCCGTCCATCATTTGAACGCAGTCCAGTTATTGCGCGACAACTCGGTGAAGGCCGTGGCGATAACAACGTCATGGAGATGTACCTGAAGAGCGGGGTGCTCATCAAGTATGGCTCAGGCCGTTCCCCGGGTGACTTAACTGGCAAGCCCATCCGCAAGCTGTTTGTTGATGAATTGCGCGAGTGGCCACCAGGGCACTTCGGTCAGGCATTGAAGCGGTTGCGCCGTTGGAAGGGATTGAGCCAGGCGTTTGCATTCAGTACTGCCGGCGTGGAGCGGGATGACATCCACACGTCATTCCTAGATGGTGACCAGCGCTACTGGTACTGCAAATGCCCACATTGCCAGCACGAACAGACGCTGGTATGGCAGGGTGAAACGGCAGACGGCAGGTATTACGGAGTCTGCGGTATCAAGGATGACCCCACGGCGTTTGACTCCACCCAGGAGGATTTCGAGTCTCAATGGGATTGGGACAAGGTAAAGAAGACACTCCGCTACGTTTGCAAGAATTGCTTCGGCACCATGTTTGTTGATGACCCAGCCAGCAAGGCAGCAGTTACGCTGACTGGCCGCTGGATTGCCCACAAACCGCAGGTTAAAGACCACCGCAGCTACACATGGAATGCCCTCATAGATCCATACGGGGATAGCTTAGTGGACTTAGCCAAGGAATACATGATGGCCAAGTACATGGAGGATTTGGGAATTATGAGCTACCTGCACGACTTTTGGAAGCAGAGCATGGCTATACCAGTTGGAGACCGAACCGAGAAACAGAAGCTAGACAACATTGAAATCTACGACCCGAAGGAGCCAGTAGCTACTGGTGAGGTGCTATTGATGACCGTGGACTGCCAAACGCTGGGCAAGTTCTACGCTTTAATTCTGAAGTGGCAGCCTACTGGTACAGCCAAGTTTGTGGCTTGCAAGTGCTGCCAAGGCTGGGATGAAGTCAAGGCGTTCCAGTTGGAGCACGCAGTCCGCACTAGATGCGTATTCATTGACTGCGGGCATTGGCCTTACGAAGTCTATGCCGCTTGCGTTCGTTACCAAGAGGTGAAGCTGGTACCAGTTCCAGGACAGCAGCCTAAGAAGGTGATTTTACAATGGCGGGCAATCAAGGGGGACGGCAACCGAACCAGCTTCATTTGGATGATTGAAGATAGTAAGGGCAACATGGTCAAGGTACAGAAGCCAGTTAGCCGTTCAGAAAAGGGCGACCCGTCAATGGGCAAGAAAGGCCAAGGCAGGTCTGGTTACGCCGAGATGTTCTACAGCGCCACCAACGAGGTAAAAAACATCCTACAGATGATGATTCTACGGAAGACGTTTACTATTCCGCCAGGCGTTGACCCTGACTTCCATAGGCAGATGAATAGCGAGCGGAAGGTAAAGAAGTGCTTCAAGACGGTATGGGAAAAGATTCAGGGACGGGATAACCACTACTGGGATTGTGCCTCCATGCAGGTTGCAGCTGCCATTCGTGCAAATCTATTGAAGTACAGGGCGAAGCCGGAGAAGTTCGAGACTATATCAAGTCCACCACAACCGCCGCCTTTAGAGCCTGAGAATGCGAGCTTTGAAGATCATCAATAGGCCGTATGCCGTAAATCTTGCACCCCTCGACAATATCAGCACCGGACATCTCAGGGCAGCCCTTTAGGAACTTCTCCCTAGTGACCACATAACCGCACTTGATGTGCATTCGGGTGTGCCAGCGGGAGTTCACCTGATGCACGCAGTCTTGTAAGTCGTAAGTCATACCTACCCGCACCAGTCCCCGTGCATGACGGGGACAGGTGCCGTACTGGTATGAGTCCTATAACAAACCTAGCCGACGGCTTTTCGGCTATCGAAGTAAAAGCAAAAACAGCAGCAATGAAGGCTGCATTCACCGACCACTACCCTAAGCAAAGACGGGCAGCTCCCAAACTCACCCCGCTTCAAGAATCATTCAAACGGATGGAGGCAGACACTGCGCTCGCATATCACAAACTTAAAGGACTACAGCGCAAGGCCATTAAGGAACACTTGATGCACGGGTTGCCCCTCGAAGAGCTGCCGGCTCCTTTCACGGTATTACACGCGGCTTCCATAGTTCGCTATGCGATGACCGACAAGGAACGGTTGCAGGCCAGCGAAGCCAGTCACCGCGAACAGGCAGCACGCAAGAAGATGGTTGATGATTTGGACTCAGGACGAATGACAGTTCGGGTGGAAGAGGAGGCTGTATGACCCGCACCGTATATTCTCCACAGGCCAAGCGCTATAAGCGGATAACCAAAGACATCTGCTACTTCATCACCCCAGACGGCACTCACTATAGCTGCGGTTGGAATGGTCAGATCCACGGAGCCAAGATGATTGCTCCCAGCTTGACTAAGCAGGACGTGGACAATCTGGACAAGCACGACCTAGGCAACTGTAAGGATTACCTACACCAGGTACTTGGCAGGCGCTTTGGGGTACCCAAAGAGAAGCTTAAACGCGCACCGTGGGAAGTCATAGCCCGTTACGACAACATGCAGGTGGTCCGCATCTATGTGTGATTGGCTCACCAAATTCAAACTAGGCAGGTGCTTATTGCACCTTGCCTGCATTGCACTAGGAGGAAAAATCAAATGGCACATCAAAGGAATACTACACGAACTGGGACTGTAAAGGGGGATTGGAACCGAGCTACACCGGCCTATTACAAGGACGAGAACTGGAGCTGGCGAACCAAGAAGCCTGAAGAGAAGCCATGCGGCTGTCCGGCAGGCAAGGAATGTGAACCAGGTTGCTTCATGCTAGACCGAGATGAAAACCGGTCATGTGCAGATGACCTATACCGAAGAAAACCCAATGATTGACGAAAAGGAACATGACTTCTCAGACGAGCAGCTGAGGCAGCTGATGCCGAGCATGGGCAACGTGACATGGGCTGAGGCGTTCCTTGTTCGCAAATTGGTCTATTACTGGGTTGGACGGTACCAGCGAGTAGGAAAAAAAGCAGGGCTTGACCGTGAGGATTTGGCGCAGCTGGCATGGATACAGGCACTTGAGGCTTGCAAGCAGGAGAGAACCAGCACGCTGTCAACCGTGGTATCCCGCTGGGTTAAGTTTCACCTGAGCACGGCTACTCGCTCAGATTTGAAGGAAGACGAACTGGAGGATGACCACGACCAGAAGCCAGAGTCTGATGAATTGCCAGCCTTTTACTTTGACGAAAAGGAAGCCTTGGTTGAGGCGATGAAGAAGCTGACCAAGGACGAGCGATACATTATACGAAGCTACTACTGGCACGGCCTCCAGTTCCACGATATACGCCGTAGAATGAAGTGGTCTGAGCCAATGTTATACCGGACTTTGGCGCAGGCTAAGAAGAAACTCCGACAGTTAATTTCGCCTAGTGCTACTAACTAGGCATGGCAGAAGGCATCTTACTTGGTTTAGGACTCAGCGAAACAGACTTGCTTGATGCAAGGGATTCCGCTTTGCAGGTATTCATTGAAGGACGTGCAGTTACTGGTATGGCACTACACGCCGGTTCTGGCGTAGCACGGACAAAACAATGGCAAATGCTTCAGAACGCCCAAGACCCTAAAATGGTTTTACGCGAAATTCGCTATGCCCTCTACAAGCTAGGGATACCAGCTGACACCACTAAGCCGTTTGGCCTTAAAACCAATAACAAGTACTTGGACTGCGGACCCACCTTTTCCAAATACCGGTACGCCCAAATTCGATTAAATTAACATGAAGAAGAAACCCTCCAAGGCAATTTCCCGCCCAAAATCTCCGGTCAAGGCGAAAGGTACACTCCCAGCTAAAACCACAGGCAACGACAAACTGCCAAAGAAACAGGCATTCGTCCGCGGTGGATACGGCCTTTACAGAGGCGCTGACTATCAGTCCAGGCAACGTGCCCCACTGATTCCGTTACCCCGTGACGCTAAATACGATTGCAGCAGCTTCAGCCAGCTCCGGTTAATGGCACTTGGCCGCTTCATGGATTCCAACGTCAGCTGGATACGCGGACTGGTTAATGAGATTTGCAACAACGTGGTAGGCGCAGGCTGGACTCCGGTGTTTGAGGGCAAGAATCAAAACTGGGGACACCAGGCCGAAACATGGTTAGTCAACTGGCACAAAGTTTGTGACGTTCGCGGCCAGCAGATGAAAACGGTCATGTGGCAGGCACTACGCGGTACCATCGTTGACGGCGACCAGCTTTCCATTCTGACCGAGACCAACACGCACTATCCGCAAGTTCAGCAGATTCCAGCACACCGCATTTCGACCCGCAGCTACCAGTCAACAGAGCAGTTTGGCGGAGACGCCAATGCTCAGATGCAGAACGGCGTTAAGACTGACAAGCTAGGCCGTCCGGTTGGATACCTAGTGACTGGCGATGATCCGGAGGGAAACGAGGATGAATTTGTTGCAGCTCAGAACGCCCACCTTATTGCTGGACAGGAATGGGTTGCCCAGGGACGCGGTGTTACCGCAATGGCATCGTTCCTTAACGAAGCCGTGGACATTGACGACCTCAGCGAATTGCTGAAGTTTGCCGCCAAAATCTTGGCCAGCATCGCATTGATTGAAAACGTCGAAGGGGATGACGAGGGGGATGACGAAGAATTCCTTAACGAGACCAGCTTGCAGAACGGCAAGGAAATGGCCATTGAGGAAATCTACGGTGGCATGATTCGTAAGTTCAGGGCAGGCAGCGGTGGCAAGCTGGAGGCTTTTGAGCACCAGCAACCGAGTACCAACATCCAAGAATGGCGCAGGGAACTCATGCGCGGTTGCTATGCGGCTATGGGCTGGCCTATTGAACTGGCTCTGGACTTCAAGGGCTTAACTGGTTCCAACACCCGTGCAATCCTAGAGAAAGCACAGAAGACCGTGGAGTACTGGCAGACCATTTTGGGCTACTGGTATTACCGCGTCACCTGCTACGCCATCGCAAAGGCCATGAAGCTTGGCTTACTGCCCTGGAATCCAGAGTGGTACAAGTGGGATTTCCAGCTGCCTAAGAAGATGACCGTTGATGCAGGCCGCGACTCCCAGCAAGACAGAGCCAACGTGGCAGCTGGTCTAACTACCCTTTCCGCAGTGTTTGGCAAAAACGGCCTACGCTGGAAACCAGAGACCGACCAATGGTTGGACGAGGTGGAGTACCTAGTGGAGGGAATCAATAAACGCCCAGCTCTTAAGGAGTTGACCGTTCAATACATCCTGAGCCAGCGCTTTGTGAATACCTTCAGCGGTAAACCAGCAGCACCTGAGAAGCCAGCGGAAGATCCGGAGACCGACCCTGAGACACCAGCTGAGGACAAAACAGATAAAACCGAAGAATAACTATGAGATACCAACACTTAGTCCAGCAAGTCTATCAGCGCCCGTGGCTCATCACCGCAGCAGGGTGGAATAGCATACACATGCTGATGCAGCGGAAGATGAAATCGTTTGTAGGCAAGAAGGCAGACGATGACGGGGATGATGACGGCGACGGAGGCATCTTCAGTCTGTTTGCCCCGCCGAATAACGAATACAGCGTTAACCAGGGCATTGCCTTGATTCCCATTCAGGGCGTGATTGGCAAAGGGCTTTCCAAGATTGAGAAGTCATGCGGTGCGGTTGGAGTCGAGGACATCACTGCAATGTTGAATACAGCTATGGCTGACAACAACGTCAGGGGTATTTTACTTTGCATCAACAGCCCAGGTGGTTCAGTTCCAGGTGTACCTGAGCTGGCAGACAAGGTTGCAGCGGCAGCCAAAATCAAGCCCATCTTTGTTTTCGTTGACGAACTTTGCGCTAGTGCAGCCTACTGGATTGCAGCTGGAGCCACCGGCATTTATGCCACTCCATCCGCAGACGTAGGCTCCATCGGCGTGTACATGCCTTTCTGGGATGTATCTGCATATTATGCGGAACAGGGCATCGCGGTTGAGCTAATCAAAGCAGGTGAACTAAAAGGCACCGGCTACGAAGGCACCAGCCTGGATGAGAAAGGCAGAGCTTACCTACAAGAGGGAGTTGATGACATCTACAAGATGTTCACAGGGTTTGTGGCCACCTACAGAGGGGCAGAACTCCCAGCAATGCAAGGCCAGACCTTCATAGCTGCCAAAGCTTTGGATGCCAAACTGATTGACCAAATCGCACCTGACTTTGAGGAATGCTTCACCGAGGTCAAAAATATGTGTGATAGTTGAGACTCTGTCACTGCTACTAACTGGATATAAGGCTATGAATATTTTCGAGAAGATTAAAAACTACGACGCCCTGGCTGCCAAGGTCAAAGACCTAGAAGCTCAGGTTGAAGCAAGCAAGAACATCTCCACCGAACTCACCACAGCCAAGACCGCCCTCGAAGAAGCCGTTAAAGCCAATGACACCCTGACCGCTACCAACAGTGACTTAGTCACCAAGCTAGCCGGCAAGGACACTGAGATTACAGCTCTGACCGAGAAGGCCAAAGTTTCCACCGAAAAGGTTGAGGAAGTTGCCTCACACAAAGCAGCTGAAGTGCTAGGCGCAGTTGGTCAGCCTCCGGTTGCCAATGGAGCCGCAGCTGCCAAAGTCGAATCCGACCCATTCACGGAGTTCGCAAATGCAAAGACTCCCAAAGAAGCCCGTGCAATTTTTGAAGCGAAGATTAACCCAATGTTCGCCAAGAAAACCGCAGCCAAGAAATAACAAACGAAACGATTTAGAAGGAACACAAAATTATGAGTAACTCATTAGGTACAGCAAACACCGGCAAAATCATCAGCCAAAAAGTGCCTTACGCACTGTTGGCCGCATTCCCGGCTCTCGCACAATTTGCAAACAATTACGCTCCTGACCAGCTCCTATGGGGCCAGTCCGTTGTTGTCAAGAAACGCGGTTTATACACCGCCAGCGACTTTGACCCGGCAACGGGCTACGCTGGAGCTACTCAGCCACTCGGCATGACTGACATCCTGGTCACACTGAATAAGTGGGCCGTGATGAACGTCCAGCTGAATGACGAGGAACAGACCAGCACCGACATTGACTTCATCGGGGTCAATGCACAGCAAATCGCCTACGCGCTGGGCTTGCACCTCTTCGGCAACTTGTTTGCCCAGGTGAATGTTGGTGGTACCCAATCCGCCCCGACTGGCTTCGTGAACGAAACCGTGATCGCCAATGCCGCTTACACCCGCAGCTCTGCTAGCGTGGCCATGAAGGCTTTGAACGACCGCAACGTAGTTCCTTTCAACCGCATCGTTATCTTGAATAACACGGCTGCTGAGTCCTTACAACAGGACTTCCAAATCGTAGGTAACTACGACCCGACCAACAAGCTCGTGACTGAAGCTGACCTGCCCCGCGTTGCTGGTGCAGACCACAGCCGCTACTCGGCACTGCCGGCTGGCACACAGAGCCTGTTTGGTATCGCAGCTCACGCTGACGCTTTGGCAATCGCAACCCGCTTGCCTAAGACCCCGAAGACTGATTTGAACATCAACGGTATCATCGAAACGATTGACGGACCCATTCCGATTCAACTCCGCCGGTGGTATGACATGGACCTAGGCGTAGAAAACTACACCAACACGTTCATGTATGGTGTCAGCCAGGGTGTCACGGAAGCGCTGCAACGGTTGGTAACAGCCGCCAACACGCTCCCTGCCTAAGCGGGATAGCCCAGTATTTGGGAAGTGAAGGACTTGCTGGGCTGGTGTTAGTAAAATAACGCCAGCCCTTTTTTATTAAAGGAACAAAAGATTATGACAAGAATAAATATCGTAGTAGTGGCAGACACCAAGGGCAACGTAACCGTGCCCTACGCTGGAACTGATTTGGCGAAAGCACAGGCAGCATACAACGCAGACAGGCCAGAAGCCTCCATCTGTGCTTTGTATCGCAATGCTACCCCTTCCAGTTTGCGCAGGGATAACCAGCCTGAAGCGGTGAATCGCTCCAGTGCAGCTGTCGTGGCAGTGCCCACAGTTGCTGAAGTTACAGCCAAGCTGAAGGCAGCCAATGAAGCCAAGAAGGCTCCAAAGGTCAAGCCAGCGGCCAAGGTCGTAACGCCAGCACCAAAGGCACCCGTTGCAACCGCTCCGGTGGTTGGAACAGCTGACAGTGAATTCCTGGCTGGTTAACCGATATGGGACAGTTCGCTGACCAATTTGGTGACGAAGATTTGACCGAGTTAGGAGACAGCGCGGTTTATACGCCGCATGGTGGTTCAGCAGTGAACATCACGGTGCTCTTTGAAGAGCACTACGAAAAGGTAAGTATGCACGGTGAGCAGGCGGTTTCGAGCATAGTACCAATGGTTCTTTGTAAACGCTCTTTAGTGCCGAATGTGGGCACCAAAGGAGACACAGTGGCGATAGATGGCACAACCTTCTATGTGACCGCAGTGGAGCCGGCAGGCAACCTAGTGAGACTGATACTGTCAGAGGATAACGTAAATGAGTAAGCCAATTAGACAATTACTGATGGAGGCGATACTCGCACGGTTTCAGGGTATCACGGTAGCTAACGGCTACATGACAGACATAGGAAACAGTACCTACCTATGCCGAGCGGTTGACCCAGATGTCACCGAGCTGCCCTTCTTGAACATTTTGGATTTGGACAGGCAGACGAAGGAAGTCGGAATGGGGCAACTGGCCACACACGAGCACACGCTGACAATTGCAGCTCAGTTGATGGTAGCAGGCAGCCAGCCGGCAGTGACGATTAGGCAAGTTGAGGCAGACCTCAGCAAGGCGATTGGGGAAGATAGGAAGTGGATAACCACCGACTTCCCGCTAGGAATAGGATTTTACACGGTGTTGACGAAGAGCGGGTTTGGCCAGGATGCCAACGGAGTTAGAATTTTAGGCGGTTACCATTTTGAATTTACGGTCAAGTACCGGACAAAGGCATTTGACGAAACAAAACAACCAGGACAATAAAAATATGAGTACAGCATTTGGATATGGAGTAAAGGTCGCACTAGCGAAAGAGACCACGTATGGAACACCCGCAGCCCGCAACTTGTTTGCATGGCTGACAGCGGACGGCGAAAGCTTGTCGCTGAAGCAATCCCGCAAAATCAAACCCACGCTGGGCAACATCAGTCAGTCCTACAGCTCCCGCAGCAAGGCAGACGTGACTGGTGGTTTGAAATTCTACCCCACCTACACCGGCTTGGAATTCTTGTTTGAAGTTGCGTTTGGTTCAGCCACTCAGGCAGCCAACGGCACAGCTGGCTTCTATGACCACACCTACACCCTGACACCCTCAGCCCTACAGTCCCTGACTGTTGAAGTTGACCGTGACTCAGCGGATGCAGGCAGTGCAGTAGTTTACCCAGGCTGCGGTATCAGCAAGCTGACCCTTGACCAGAAGCTTGAAGAGCCTTTGGCAATCACCGCAGACTTGGTTGGTTCAGGTGCAGAAACCGAAGTGGCGTCCACCGCTACTGGCACATTGCCGGCACTGGTTGGATTCGACTGGGAAGACTTCAGCCTCTCGCTTGGTGGCAACCCCATCTTCTGTGATGAGTTCTCTCTGACAATTGATAACAGCCTTGAGACTGACCGCTATAAACTCGGCCAGCGCACCAAGGTTGGCCTAGGCCGCAAGGACGTGGTTAAGATCAGCGGTAAGCTCTCCACGGAGCTATCAGCTGATACATACAACAGCATTCTGGTTAATTACCGGAACCTAGGCTTTATCTCTCTGGCAGTCGCCTGGACGAACGGCACTAACAAACTCGCAATCACGCTACCGCGTATCAGCCCAACTGGTGACACGCCTCACGCAAAGAACTGCGAACGTATCCGCCTCAGTATGCCCTTTACGGCATACGCTACGTTAGGCGGGCAGCTGGACGAAATCAGCTGCGTTCTGACCAATCAGACAAACCTCAGTTAATTTTGGGAAACAGGGAGGTTTGGTATGGTGGGAACGGCCAGCTAGCTAACACTGGCTGGCCGTTTTTAACTAACGGGGACAGACGGCCTACGGTTATATGAGCAAACTAACCTCACAACTAAAATCACGGAACCGCAAACAAGTCACGCTGGACAACGGCGCAATCATCGTAGTCCGACGGGTTGACTCAATGGATTACCTTGAGCTAGGCCAGATCCCACAGGTACTGTTTAGCAACTTTTCAAAGCTTAAGAACTTGCCCGTTGAGGAACAGGCTAAAGCCATCCTCGACAACAAAGACAGCACCGCTGAAGTGCATCGCGTGCTGTTTGGCAACTGCGTATTGGGCGCCTTGGTTGATGGCAAGCTGGAGCCAATTAAGTTCGTTCAGAAGCCAGCCATCGAATGCGAGGAAGACGAAGTTTCAATTTCAGACGATTTGACATCCAACGAACGCAATCGGCTTGTAGCTGCAATCAACGGGGTGGAAGGGAGCGTGGCTGATAAATCAGCCACCTTTCGTGGAGAACCAGGAAACCCTACTGACGCTGGACAATCTGGGGAGACGGTACAGCCGGCTACCGTCGGAGATACTGCACCTCAGCCCGCTTGATTATTCCATCAACGTCATAGTGGCAATCGCAGGGGTGGAACAGGAGAAGCGGGAATACGAGAAGGCAAAGAAGGAGTACGGGCACCAGGAACCCTCGATAGAAGAGGCTAACCCGAACAGTAGGCTACAAAAGGCGATAGCTAAGAAAGCAGCAAGGAAGAAGAAATAACATGGCAGAAGACAATCAAAGCATAGTTGAGATTATCATTAAGGCGGTTGACGAAACCAAAGACGGCCTGACTGGTAGTATAAACTCATTGTCTGATTTGAAGGACAAGCTGGGTGAATTGTCTGTTGCTGCCGAAGCATCGTTTGCAGTTATCGCCGCTGGCTTGGTTGCAATGGGTGAGCACTTCATCTCTGGCGCAGCTCAAATGGAAGTAATGAGCCAGAAGGTAGGCGTATCCGTTACTGACCTTTCTACCTTCAAGGAAGCAATGGAAGCAGCCGGCACATCCCCTGACCACTTGCAGCAGTCACTGGTGAAGCTCAATGTAGCCATAGAAAACGCAGCCAAGGGCAACAAGACAGCGCAGATGGCGTTTCAGGAATTGGGCGTGGAGTTCCAAAATGCAGACGGTACCGCCCGCAGCACTTCAGACGTATTCCGTGACATTGCGGAACGGTTTGCAGACATGCAGGACGGCGCAGCCAAGACAGCCATCGCAACCCAGTTATTCGGCAAAGCGGGTGCAGACCTAATTCCAGTACTTGACCAAGGAGCAGCTGGCCTCGACGAGGCAGCCGCTAAATCAAAGAAGCAAGGCGATGCCAATGACGTATCTGCCAAACAGGCTTTACAATTTCAACTACAGCTGAAGGAGCTAAACAAAGAGTTTATCGGCGTGGTTAACACTGTCACTGCTGAGGTGCTGCCTACCCTCATTCAATTCGTTCAGGAGCTAAAAGGCACCGGCAACCAGACCTCAGCGTTTGCCACAATCATGGAGGACGTAGGCTGGACGGTTAAGCACCTGTTGACTGGCTTCGTTGCCATCAAGGACTTCATCGTCATTTTGGCAACGGTTTTGGCTGGTGCAATTGCCAGCTTAGTAAATGACTGCGAAAACATTCTGACTGTAGCTAACAAGCTTATCCACCTGGACTTCAAGGGAGCAGAGGCAGCCTGGACTTCATGGGGGGTGCAATCTAAAGCAATCATGAAGGCCGTCCATGACGACCTCGACAAGCAAGTTGACGACATGATGAAGCAGATGGACCGCATGGGCAACACCCAGCCGGCTGCCCAGGTTGCTCCACCGACCACGGGAAATGCGTCCGGTGTCAGTTTGCAGCTGGTAGATCCAACCGAGCTAGCCAAGGAGCAGAGCGAGTATGATGCGGCGCTGAAGAGCATGGAGAAGGATCTCCAGACCAGCCAAGAGAGTCAGTATCAGGTTATTGAGGATTCCTACAATAACAGGATGAAGGTCATCGAGGCGTATTACGACGGCCAGCGCAAGATGGTTCAAAACTCGATGCAGGACGAGATTACCAAGGACATCAAGCTCAAAACCCTGGACATCCAGCAGGACGCAGACGAGGAAGAAGCGGCCAACGCAAAGGGAGCTAAGATTTCAGCACTGGCAGACAAATACAATGCCGAGCTGGTAGCCAAGTCTGGCAAGGTGCTAGGCTCAAAGATTGACCAGCTAAATCAGGAGTGGACTGCTTTCGAGAACACCCTGAAGAAAGAGTTGAACGGCTACGCTGGCTTGCAGGACATGTTGAATGCAGCCGACAAGGCACGCACCGCAGCAGTGGCAGCAGAGCAGAAGAAACAGCAGGATACGTTTCAGTCCATGATGGACAAGATGAAGAATGAAGCGGTTCAGGCTGGCCCATACAAGGAGCTACTGGCTGAAGCCCAGCGCTACGATGCAGAGGTTAAGAAGATTCAGGATGATATTGCCAAGGGTACCGTCACAGGTGTTCAAGGCGAGCAGTTGCTGACCCAGGCCGAGCAGACCCATTACGCGATGGAGCAGAAGATTGAGGTTAGCCTGAAGAATCAGCTAACGCTTGAGCAGTATGACACTAGCACCGCTCAGGGAGCAATGCAGCAGAAGTTAGCGATGTTCCAGATTGAGAAGCAAGCAGCGCTAGACTTATACAACTCGCAGGTTCAGGCAATTGACAAGCTAGCCATCAATGCCCAGCAAAAAGACCAGCTGATGGCTCAGGCTTACCAGGGCTATGTCAATAAATGCAAGGAGCTAGACCGGCAAGGTTATGAAGCCCGTATCCAGCTGTTCCAGAAGTATGCGCAAGACACCTCTTCAATGCTGGGTGATATGGCTACAGCAGCGAAAGCCTACGGTAAATCAGGATTTGAAGTTTACAAGGCCACCGCATCCGCACAGGCGATGGTGAACGCACTTTCAGCAGCAACAGGGGCATATAGTGCTATGGCCGCGATACCAGTTGTTGGACCTGCTTTAGGCATTGCCGCCGCCGCAGCCGCCTTAGCTGCCGGTATGGCAAACGTGGCTTCCATCGAATCTCAGCAGCCATCAGGTGCAGCTCACGGTGGTTTGGATTACGTGCCATCAGAAAGTACTTGGTTGCTTCAGAAAGGCGAAGCAGTCCTCAGCCCAAATCAGAACGCAGACCTACGGGCATTCCTAGCTTCCCAGAACACGGGGACTGGAGGCGGAGGTATGCAACATGTCGTGGTGAACCTGGACAGCAAACCAATTATTGACACGGTTGCGCAGGCCAGCCGACTTGGTTCGCTGGTGATTGATTCTCGAAATGTAAGGAGAGGTGGCTACTAATGAAAATGTATTGGAACAATTTAGTGAGGCTTGGAACCACGGCGCTGACAGCCAGTTCCGCGCAGTCCACATTGCCCGTTACAAATCTGCAAAATGCCCACCGTGACGCAGTGTGGCAGTCACTAGGTACATCCTCGACTGAATGGATTGTCAGCGACTTTGGAGCCGCATTGAAAGCCAGCAGCGTAGTTCTGTTCGCCCACAACCTACTGGAGGCGGAGTCAGTCACTATTCAGTTGAGCAACACGGCAGATTTTAGCGTGATTGATTACACGGCCAGAATGCAATGGAGCCATAAGGCGCTGGTAGCAATTTTCCCAGAGCGTTCATTCCGTTATTGCAGGGTGAACATCACCAAGTCTGTATCCACCAAGCTGGCTCAGGTTGGTGTTCTTTTCATTGGCGAATGCGTAGTACCAATCGAAGCACCAGACTTTGCCGGTGTCAAGTGGCAGGTTAATGACCTCAGCAGCAATCAAAAGACGCTTAACGGCAAGCTATTTTCAGATGTACGGCCGTCTTACCGCAGCTGGACGTTGCCCTTCACCGATGTCAGGGCAGCTCAGGCGGATAAGCTTTGTGAGATGTACGTGGAGAATGGAACCCACGAGCCTTTCTTCCTTCAGATACAGGACGCAGTTGATGGAGTGCAGAGCAACGCAGACATCAGGGACGAAGTCCTTTACGTGATTTTCCAGAAGTTGACGGAGCAGTCCATCACCGGCAGCGATGACACGCTACTGTTTCAATACAACATGCAGCTAGAAGAATACCTATGACCCTACAAGACATGCTAGCATTGCCAAACGTCCCCAGTGTGATACTGGTGGAGGTTTCTGTTGGCGTTGCCTTGGAAGCGTGGATTACCAACACCGACGGCAATACGTTCACCTGCCAGGTCCCGCAGCGCGTAAATGTCGAAAGTTTGCAATACAATGGCACGGTGCTCACGTTGGTTACAGGCACACCCACCGCAGCGGGCCAATGGAGCCAGTCAGGGCAGGCAGTGACTGTGTTTCCACCTACAGGCACCACCAACATCTACAATGACGTGGTTATCGGCTTTGCTGGATTCTACTTCTCAGATACCAGCAAGGTGCTCAATGGCAAGTGGTACGAGGACAGGGTGAAGAGCATCCCCAAATTGCAGATGCAGATTGAGGCACGATTCTCAGGCGCTATGCAGTTTGGACAAGCTACCGTGCAGCTGTTGAACGGCGACGGATACTTCGATGGCTTAGATGATTTGCTATGGGACAACGGCCTGTTGACAGTCAAGTACGGGGTTGACCTTCCAGGCACTCCGATGGACTACAGTGGCTATGCCACCGTGGCTGCCTTTGCTCTGGCTAATTTCGAGCGGGACAATGACATGGCCACCATCCAAGTCAAGGAGCGCAAAACCCGCCTGGCTCAGAAGCTGCCAGCCACGTTCTACGATAGCGACACCTATCCAAACATGGATGCCACCTTAGCAGGCACAGTTATCCCGATGATTTACGGGCACGTGTTCAGCGCTGAGGTTACGGTGCTAGACCCAGGCACAGGACGCTGCAAAGCTTGCAGCAATGCCGTAGTGGACTTCCCACTGGCGAAGGTGAAGCGGTCCATCCAGACAATATCTCCGTTGAATCCTCAGTTCATTGCAGACCCAGTCCACACTGGCCTGTATCGTGCAGCGGCTTCCAATGTCACCGACTTGATTGTTTACAGCACTGACATGCCTCAGTTCCCGACGACCACGCCTACAGTTCCAGCCGCTGGACAGACCAACGAAGCATTTACTGACATGCTATACGTTGCACCAAGCTACATTAATCATTGGGGTGTTCCAGTGGTTCCTCCTATTCCAGCTGGGTGGACGGTTTCTCCTGGATACGACTTCTCATTCAAACTCGATACTCTAACCGGAATTTGGTCAGCTCCAGTTCTTCCAGGAAGCCCTTCTTCTCTTGGAGGAAGCTCAGCTGCTGTGCTAGATGCAGATGGTATATTTGTAGTCACCCCCGCGCAAGCGTCGTCTTACATTCAAGTGAGGAACCTAAGAATCACTATTTACGTAAATCCGTGGGGTGCAGGTGGAGCTGGTGGCTTCATCAATGGAAAACCGAATGTTCCAAAACCAAACATTGTTTACAACATGCAGCGAGTTGACGCTAGTAACCTTTCAAACATAACACCAGGTACTTGGGGTCAGGTTGGCGGCACCATTTATGCAAAGCCACCGGCTGGAGTGGACTTCATGAATTCTGTTCCAAACAGCATGAATATACCATTTAACAGCGATTATGCTATTACTTCATCAGGTAACAAATGGGGGACAATGGCTCAATCCCATTACCAGCCGTTACCAAAAGTTGACACCATTGAACTATGCCAGACCACTGGATGTTGCTGGGCACTCATTAACGAGGTGCTTTACGTAAACCCATCAAATCGAATAACAGCTATACCTGATGATTACGTGGTTGGGCAAGGTGGTGCAACAGTGGGCTACGAGGTTGCAAATGGCGGATTGGAGGGAACTACAATTCCAGTAACCACGCTAGCAGCGGGCATTGCTAGCGTGTCAGCTGACAAAATCACTTCAGTTGACAAGTGGATGCCAATTGGCATTCAGGAGAAATTCCTAGACGTTGGCGAGTTCATTCCCGATATGACCGAGTGGGATGGCGCTGAGGAGTTGGCGGTTGACGTAATCGGAAAACCTGGACTTTACGGCGAGGTTATGGAAAACCCCGCTGAAGTAGTTCGAGACTTGCTGGAGCAAATTGGCGAGACCTCTTTCGATGATGCTGCATTTGCAGCTACATGGGCTTGGTTTTGCATGTCGCTTAACTCCGACGGCACGCATAACCATCAATTCAAGATTGCGTTGAATCTGGACACGCAGACCGACGTGATGCAGCTCGTTAGTGACATCAACATGGTTGCAGCCACCTACCTGCTAGACAAGTTTGGCAAGTGGAGCTTTCAGGCAGTCAGGCCGCAGCCTTCAACAGGCTTGCAACGATTCACTGATGATGACTTCTATGGTACGCCTCAGAAGACAGTCAACAATGACAAACTGGTTACGCAGGTTGACGCCTACTACCAATACAGAGCAGCGGAGGACACGGCACTGGTAATGAGCATTGACGATGTACGGGCACAGATGAAGCACGGTAGCCCATGGCAGTTTGTTTTGCAAATGGGGCAGACACCAAGCTCAGTGCAGCTGATTGACCGCTACACGAGCCTTGAGACAATCCAGGATTTGCCACTTTACGACCCGCAGGACGTTACCGCATTTATCTACCGCGAGCTGGCAATGGAAGGTGTTCCCTTAGTCGAAGAAATCGTAAACCTACACAAAGCGGCCATGCTGGTATTACCTGGCGGCCACGTTGTAGTTGATAGGGAACGCGATGGCTTGCGGGTAATGGAGGTAATTGGGGCAGAGCTAGACCTAAATAAGAAGCAGGTGAAGCTCACACTAGGCAACAACCGAGGCTGGGCAGACAGCTGCGGATATTGGGTAGCTGACAGCGCACCTAATTGGGATGCCAGCCTCACCGACAAACAAAAGAAAGAGATGATTTGCAGCTCAGGATTCTGGACGAACGATAACAGCATGGCTAACGAGGCAGATCCGAAGAGCTACAAAATAAGCCGCTGGTGGCCATAAACGATATGATACCTACACCATCCATAGGAGACGCAACGAAGTTGAGTTGGGCACAATCAGTTCAAGACGCACTGACAGCAGCCGGCATCACCGTCTATGGTCCAGCGCTGGGCGACCCGCTGAGGCTGGGCTGGGCTATTGAGGTATCGAAGAATTTAACCGCTACAGCACCAACGCTTGGCGATGCAACAAAACAGTCCTGGGCAGCTCAGGTGGCTAGCTAACGGGGACAGGAGCACACAATTATGACAGCAACATTAACAGGAACATTCAGAGACACAGAAGGAGCACTGCTAACAAACACGCAGGTTATCCTAAAACCACTATCAACCCCCCAATTGGTTGGCGGGGCAGCAATCGTTGGCTGGCGCACAGTTTGCCAGACCGACACCAACGGGCAAATCAGCGTGGTTTTGGAGGAAGGGAGGTACCGCGTTTACATCGAAGACGAAGCGCAATTAGATGTTTTGATTCCAACTGGAGGCGGTACCTATGACGTGAGCGCAATCACGATTCAGCTGAATACTCCGATCATGGGTGGACTGGCTACAGCTACAGTGCCGGGAGTCGTGAAGACAGACCAAACGGATTCTGTACCGGTGGTTTACTTGAAGCGCTCTGTTGATGCGTTGCTATCAGCTATCAACAGCACCATATCAAGTTTGCAAACTGCGCTCACTAACGGACTGGCTGCTGCTAGCACTGCTCTGACTAATGCGGTGGCAACTATAAACTCTACACTAGCCACCAAGGCTGATACCAGTGCGCTGACTGCTGAAACGGAACGTGCAGAGGCGGCTGAAGCTACAAAAGCAAGCTCAGCTGATGTCGGGTCGCTTGCAGGAAAAGTCTTTAGAATATTTACTGCACTAGGCTACCAATACGCTGACCAGAATAATACTGATGGAGATTGGATTCAATACCCCCTGTGGTTTGCTACCCTAGATGCAAATGGCCACGTGCCCTTAGCACAACTGCCCCCGACCATTACTGGTGACACCAATTACGTTGGAACATTTAACGCCAGCAACGGCACAGTGCAACCTGGAGGCGCAGCAATTCCAACTGCTACTGACGCCCAGCTAGGTTACTTCTACATCACAGCCGTTGCAGGAACCTACAACAGCGTTGCCTACGCATTGGGTGACAAAATTATTTGTAACGGTGCATCGCAAGGCTGGGTAAGGGTGCCGAATTCAGGCTCAGTTGCTTCTGTTCAGGGTAAAGTTGGCGCAGTCACTCTGGTTGCAGGTGACTTGAACGCTTACACGAAAACGGAGGTGGATGCAGCGATTGCAGCAGTTCCAGCCACGATTCCAACATGGAGAAACGGAGCTGGTGCCCCTGCAAACACGCTTGGCATTGACGGAGACTTTTACATCAACGTTTCAAACGGTGACGTTTACAAACGCACGGCGGGAACATATTCAGTGGTATTGAACATCATCGGGCCAGCGGGAGCTACAGGGGCAACAGGAGCTACAGGGGCAACAGGAGCTACAGGGGCAACAGGAGCTACGGGTGCTACCGGAGCGGCAGGAGCTACAGGCGCAACTGGCGCTCAGGGACCAGCCGGCACGAATGGAACTAACGGCACAAATGGTGCAGCAGGCGCTACTGGAGCCACCGGCGCAACTGGTGCTCAGGGACCAGCGGGACCAGCAGGGCTTAATGGAGTGCAGACCATCACTGGAGCA